CCGACAGACAAATCAAGCGAACCAGATTATGCCAAGTTAAGTTTTTTAGAAGGTAGAAAGGTAGATAATCCTGATGACCAGCAAATAGTACTATCAGAGGCAGAGAGGTTAAAACTCCCTCTAACTGATGTACTAGAAATGGAACACATCAAATCTAAACTTAAAGATGCCAAAGACCAACGAGAATCCACAGAGGGTATGCCAAAAGGAAGTGGTAAGGGTACAGGCAAGACTAGAAATGATGTAGATTATTATACATCTAAACCACAAAAAGCAGACGGAACTTATGAAACACCAACTGACCTAGACCTTGCAGACAAAGTTATTGAAGCAAGGATGCAAAAAGAGAAGCAAGGTAGTCAATTTTCAGAAGACTTGTATTCAGGATAATTTGGAGGTCATCGCTTGATTCTTATAAAACAAGAATTAAAATATGGCAATTTCCATATGGAATAAGTACGATTACGTGCAACGGTTACGTTCACGAATCAACAAACCACAGACTTGGACTGACGTAACGAATGTAAAATATTCAAATACACGTGCAGTAATAGGTGCTTACGCATCTACCGAGCCAAGTGCAGTAGAGGGTACTAGAGGTACAGCCTACACATTTGAACAGTTTACACTCACAGCAGAAAATCTAACGATTGACCAGATTAAGATGATTCCTGTCTTTATTGATGAGGCAGATAGGTATCAGCAAACATATCTTAACCAAATGGAAATTGCAGATTTTCAGGCTAAGATAATGACAGAGAAGATGGAATCATTAGTTTTGGCACAGCACGTAAGTTGGACAGACTTTGGAGCAACAGATTTAACTAATACTGGTGATGATGACACAACAGCAATCACCGTATCAGCAGCTAACATTGATGACATCATAAGAGCAGTTAAGAGAAAACTTTATGCTAATGATGGTGTTGAAAAAGCAGTTGAAAATGGAATCTTCTTTGTATGGCGTGCAGAAGATTTTGAACTATTAGAAGCATTTGTACAGGCTAATGGATTTACAGAAGCTGACATTGCTTTGAAGAATGGAATCCCAGTTCAAAAGGCTTTCCGTTATATGGGAGCAGACCACTACTTATCAAATTCACACACATCAGGACATCTATTTGCTGGTGTTAAAAAACAATTTGATATAGGAATTTTGATAGGAACTTGGGGTAAAGTTAAGTTCGTTGAAGACCCAGCTATCTCGGTAACAACCGCAGCTATGGCTTCTGGTCTTGGTGTTATTGCTCGTATGGATTATGGATTTGACCAACCTGCACAAACAAAAGAATTTTCAGCTGATATTAATGTAGCGTAATTGTTGATATACACTCTGCCCTTTCATTAGGGCAGTAGTATGATAACAATCGGACTTCCAACAAATCGCCTTGTTAAAACAAAGACAGCTCAATCCTTATTAGAATTGATTGCATACTCTAAACACGATTATCAGATTCTAGTAAGTACTAGGGGTTATAACACCAGTGAGAATCGTAACTACATAGCAACGCAAGCTGTAAATAATAAATCTGATTACTTGTTCTTTGTAGATGACGACCAAGTTTTTCCACCAGATACTTTAGATAAATTATTGGCTCACAACAAGGATGTAGTTGGTGGAGTGTATATGACTAAATATGAGAAACAAGAGCCCGTTATTGAGTATTTAGACGATAAAAGACCACAAGGACTGTTCAAGGTTAAAGCTATTGGCACGGGATGTTTACTTATTAAAACTGATGTATTCAAAAAGATACCACAAAATTATAAGAACAATCAGGGTTGGTTTAATTATATTTGGCACGACAACGGTATGGTTAAAATGAGCCACGACTGGCTATTCTGTAAGAACGCTAGAGAGAATGGAATTGATGTTTATGCAGATTCTACTTTAGATATTAAGCATATAGGAATTAAAAAGTTTTAATATGAAAATTACACTAGCAGTCCCATCAAACAGAGGCTTAAATGCTCAAACAATGCAATGCTTATTAGAGTTAGTAGCACACGGTGGTTATGACTTTCATATTTTAGTAGCTTCCGAGGGCTACACAATTTCCGAGAATCGTAATTATATAGCAGTACAGGCGTGCAATAATAAATCAGATTATGTGCTAATGATAGACGATGATATGACCTTTGAGCCAACTATATTAGATGACTTAATAGCCAATCAAAAAGACATAGTAGGCGTAGCTTACCACCCTAGAAGTGAAACAGGACAAATAGTTAAATACTTAGACGAAACACACGCTGTTAAATTAGAGGAATCAGACGACCCTAAATATAAAACATTATTTGAATGCCACGCAACAGGAACAGGAATTATACTTATTAAGTGCGATGTGTTTAGAAAAATACCACAACCACACTTTCAATTTGAATATCACGATAATGGAAAATGTAAATTAGGCGAGGATTGGTGGTTTTGTGAGAAAGCTAAAAAATTTGATATTAAAACTTATGCAGACCCTAGACCCAAAGTAGGACATCTAGGAGAAGCAATATTTTAAAATTATGACAATAACAGAAATAATAGACGAAGCCAGAGATTTATGTGATGCAACAGCAACTTCTTATCCTGCTGATGATGGTGCTTCTGCTATATTAGTTTTAGGTAGAAGAATCAACATTGCCTACGAGAGAATTGTAGGTTGGATTTTAGAGGCAGACGGAACTTGGCAATATGACGATACTAACTATACAGACTTGCCTATTGGTACGCAGACATTAGTTGAATCACAAAATGCTTATTCTTTTAGTAATAAGTTTTTAGAGATTGAAGAAGTACAGATTTTAGATGCTAATGGCGATTGGGGTATTATAAAACCAATAGACCAAAAAGAATATTCAGACGATACTCCACTAGACGAAGCATTTGCAACTGACGGTATACCAGAGTGCTACGATAAAATAGCAGACGATACTATAATGCTATATCCTGCCCCTGATGACGGCACAGCAGTAACCCTAGCTAGTGGATTAAAGATTAAGTTTAAACGAACAGCAAGCGTATTTAGTTATAGCGATATTGATACAGGAACGAAAGTCCCTGGTTTTCCCTCGCCTTATCACGCTATTTTAGCTTATATGGCAGCGATTCCTTATTGTATGACTTATAAAAAGGATAGAGTTGTTATGTATCAAAATGAAGTAGAAAGATTAAAGAAAGGGATTATAGAAAGTTATTCAAGACGAGAACAAGATAAAAGAAAACAAATGACTATGAGTAGGCGAGCATACAAGTAATATGTCAATAACATTATCTAATTTAAGTAAAGGAACTAAACTAGCTCTATCCAAAGAGGATAAGTATTCTGATATGACTTGGGAAGATATGGATATGACTTGGGAAGACCAAGAGGGAACTTGGGCTCAACCTGAATTTGTTTTATCATTAGAATCAAAAAGTAAGATAGCATTATCTAACGAATCAAAATGAAAAATATAATAACATCAATTTTAATATCAGCAGTAATAACTACATTAGGAGTGTATGCTTTTTATAACTGGATTCCTATTGAGCCAATTAAATATTTAGAACACGAAGAAGCAGAACAAATGTTAGGTGCTACTATAACTACTATAAATTCTACCGACAAGATAAAAGATTCAAGGGCTGTTATAAATACTAACTTTACTAATTTGAATACAGATAAAGTGGAGGTAGGAACTACTACACTTCCTCTTATAACTGACTTACCTAATTTAGATACAATAGGAACTATCACAACAGGTGTATGGAATGGTACAACAATTACAGTATCAAATGGTGGCACAGGTTTAGCTACAATACCTCAATATCAGTTAATTGTAGGTTCTTCTACTAACGCAGTATTTTCAATACCAATAGGCACATCAGGACAGATTTTAACATCTAATGGTGCAGGTGTAATACCTAGTTTTGAATCAGGTACAGTAGATGAATCTTTAAATTATGACTGGACAGGTTTACATAGTTGGACTGCTACTACAACAATGGCAACATCTACAATAGGAGCTATTATTGTTGGTGGTTCTGATTCTGGAACAGTTAAAATAGATTCTTTTACTTCTGCTGGTGCAGATACTTGGACAAAACCATACGGTGCTAAAAAGGTTTTTGTAGAAATATGGGGTGGTGGTGGCAGTGGTGGAGCAAATACAGCAGGTCCAAATCCTAGAGCAGGTGGTGGAGGAGGTGGTGGTTATATAGGTGTTTGGTTTGATGCTTCAGACCTTAGTGCAACAGAAACTCTTGTAATCGCAGCAGGTGGTGTTGCAGTAACAGGAGATGATACAGACGGAAACGTTGGTGGCAATAGTACATTTGGTGCTTCTTTAACACTTGTAACTGCTTATGGTGGTGGAGGCGGAGCTGGTGCAGATAACGTATTTGCAGGTGGCGGTGGTGGCGGTGGTTCACTTTCAGTTGGAGCAACTTCATCAACAGGTACAGGAGCGTTAGGTGGCTCACCTGGCTCACCTTTATTCGGTAATGGTGGTGGAGATTCAGATATTGGTAATGACGGACAATATAGTGGTGGTGGTGGTGGTGCAGGTGGTTCATCTGATGAATCAATTGGTGGAGATACAATATTTGGTGGTGCAGGTGGTGGTGCTAGTGCATCAGTTAATGCTGGAGGTACATCTATATTTGGTGGTGCCGGTGGAGCTTCAGTGTGGAAATCTGCAACTCCTGCTGGTACTGGTGTACAACCTGGTGGTGGAGGTGGAGGAGCAGCAGATAACGTAGGTGGTTGTACTTCTGGAGCTGGTGCTATTGGGCAAATAATAATAACTACTTACTT